ACAGACCCGCGCACAGGGTGCTAAAGGTATAGAAGTCTACCGTCCTATGTTGAACCTTATTGCTTCATATGAATCCTCTAATGACACTGTTCATGGAGGTTACGACGCTATGAATCTTGGTGGTACACATGGGGGATCCAGAGCTATTGGTTCTAACACTGGTGAGAACTACTTCAAGAAACCACTGATTAATATGACTGTAGGTGAAATCTTAGATCTACAATCTGCTGGCCGACTTCACGCTGCTGGTCGCTATCAATTTATTGGTGGAACTATTCAGGATATTTTTAGCAGAGGTAATGTGTATGGTATTACTCGTGACTCTATGTTTGATGCAAGGACTCAGGACTTACTTGCTATCTCCTATTTACGTTTAACCATGCGTGACTTCCCCGGTGATCCTGTTGCCGGTATCCGTGGGCGTTGGATTGGTGTTAAGGATCATCTGACTTATGAAGAGACTCAAGAACATGTAGAGAGGATGCAGCGAGACCCGCGATATCAAGGAACCGCCTTTGAAGACAACCCAGTCGATCCAATCTTCGATGCCCGTCTCAGTCAAAGAGCCGGTAAGTAATAACTTAATTAATATAACTATTCTTCTATTACTTTGTGCACTTACGTATGCACTCCTTAGGTGGTTCCTTTCTATGAAAAAATAATGTACAACGATTTAAGTGAAATTACGCCTGAACAAAGACAGGCGCATAATAAAAAAATTCTTGAAAATCCGGGTGACTATCCACCTAGTGCGGTTGAGTCTGCGAAAGCTGCTGTACAGAATCAGGAACAGAAGCAAGCTACCGCAGACGAGGTTGCTTCTAAAACTAACGAAGATGGTACACCAAAATCTACCTGGGAGACTCAGAAAACAGAAGAGTTTGGTGTTAAAGAAAACCTCGAAGATGCTGGACGTGCTGTTGTAACAGGACTACAAAACGCCTGGAACAACACTATTGACCTTGGTAAATACTTTGACGCTGAGTTTTATGAGCAGCGCAACGAAGGCGAAGACCCTTACGAATTTGCATCTAACCTTAAATTCAACGGACAACTTATGCCACGTACAAGGTGGGGTAAGTTTCTCCGTGATGTGACTGACTTTGGTGTCGGTATGGTTGGTGTCGGCAAGCTTGGTATGGGTATTAAAGGCCTTCGTGGCGTCATGATGGCTGGTAAAACTGTCGATAAAGCTGGCAAGGTTGTTAATGTTGCAGGTAAAACTGCAATGGCTAAACGCCTTGGAGCTGATGCAGTTAAAGGTGCTTTTGTTGATGTTTGGGATTCAACTGCTACTGAAGACGAAGGTATTGCTGAGTCATTAATTAAAGCTAATCCAGTGTTTGCCCAGAACCTTCTTCAGTTAGAGGATGGTCGAGATGTATCTCCTGCTCAACGTGCATTTCTAAATGTCTTTGAGTCTATGGGTATAGGAGCTGGCGCTGGTGCAGCATTAGAAGCTGCTGGTGTTGGCTACCGTAAACTCAAAGGTCTACCTTCTACAGAGGTTACAAAACCTACTGAAAACATTGCAGATAGTCTATCTACTATTAATAAATCTCTTAGTAAGTCTGAAGCTGCTGAGTATCAAGCCAAAGTAACACGCGTTACTGGTATGGCTAAAACTGACTATGAAGCTCAGTACTTCAAATCTCTTAAACGCAAGGGTGTAATTGATGAAGATATTACGATCAAAGAATGGAGAGAGACCTGGAAGAACCCCTCGAAGGTTACTCCAGAAACTGAATCTTGGTATCGACCCTCTTGGGAGCAGCTAGATGATCGGGTACAGCAAGATCTCTTTATTGATATGGCCTTTAAAAAGGGTATCGATGCTGGAGAAATTCGCAATTATGCAAAGTTTAATACTAAGCAGGGTAATCAATACCTAGATATCGGTACTGACCAACTCGAAGTTGATCTTGATAAAGGTGCACCCCGTCCAGGTGCTTACTACAACGCTGATAAAACAGACACATCTAACTTCCCATTGTCTTCTGGCTCTTCAGTCCCTCTGAAGGCTGTACGAGATCAGACTGATATTCGGTCTAACTTTGGTAGTAAGTGGGGATCTACGCGTGGCACTCTGACTTCTGCTCAGATCCACAAGATGGCTGAGACCTCTGGTGTTGATGTTGATATTATTCAGCAGCAAGCTAAAGCATTGTTCCAGAACGATGAATATAAGAACCTTTATAAGGGTGCTTCATCCGAAGAACTTGCTGATGACATGATCTACGCAGCCTCACAGCTGCAGGAGTTTATTACTCCTAATGGTCGTGCTTCTAATTTTACATCTGATCAGCTTCTAGATTTTATCTATGCTTTTGATGATGATGCTGCTGACTATATCGGTGCTGGTAAGGGTTCTAAAGGTGTACGTGCCCTTACTCAGGCTCAGGTACAGATGACTGATGTTGTCTTAGGACAGCTTGCTCAAGAGATGCGTGACATCTCACGAGCTGCATTAAGTGTCGATGGTGTTATTGACAGCAAAGCTCCTGGTGAAATGCTAGATGAGATTGCTGTTCGATATAAAGCTCTTCAGGGTATGCGTCAACAGACTACTGCTCTAATTGCTAACCGTCTACGTGAGTTCCGTGCTCCTGGTATGGGACCTAAACCTGGCTCTAAGGCTGCCCTAGAAATTGCTGCTGAGGCTAAGAAGCGTGCTGCTGCACAGACTGATCTACTGATTCAAGTCATTCGTGAGGATGAAACAGGTGATTTGTTTGAAGCATTCCGTTATTTCACAGCTGCATCTAATGGCAACCTTATGACCATGGCAGACATGGATGAGTTCTTTGCTAAACGACTCAAAGGTTACTCAGGTCCCAATGGATTCCAACGTAACAAGGTTGTTGGAGAGCTAATGACTATGGGTATTAACTCTATGTTGTCTGGCCCTAAGACTCCTGTACGTGCAATCGTCGGTACTGGTATCAATACCATGATGCGTCCAGCTGCTGCAATTGTTGGAGCTACGTTCACTGGTGATCGTAAGACCAAGATGGCTGCACTCTCTCAGATTGGTGGTCTTCTAGAAAGTATCCCTGAAGCATGGCGTAAAGCTGTTGCTGACTTTAATACTTACTTCGATAACGGTGGCGATTTCCGTGGTTATACAGCTCAGCAAGTTGGTGATGAATTTGAAGCTATGGCTAGTCACTATGCAGTACGTGGTACTGATGGTGAGAAGGCTTTGTTTAATATTTATCGCCAAATGCGTGGCTTGAATCAGAACCCGTTTCTGTCCTACGGACCACGGATTATGAAGTCTGCTGACTCATTCTTTGGTCAGATGATTGCTCGTGGTAATGCTCGTGCTGCTGCTTTTAATGAAGTATATGATCGTATGAGTTCAGCTGGTGGTGCAGTAGGTGATCTGGAGATGCGTACAGCTATTCGTGAAGCTGAGAAGCGTTTCACTAAGAAGCTGTGGCGTTCTAATGGAGAGCTTGCTGATGAGTTTGCAAACTTCCAATGGAAGGAAGCAGCTCTTACAGGCGACCTCCCTGCATACGCCCAAAAGATCCAAGCTGGTCTTGAGATGCTTCCTGCTATCAAACCCTTTGTTGGTTTGTTTATGAAGACTGGTGTGAATGCCCTTCAGTTGACTGGTAAGTACACACCTATTCTCAATCGATTCCTGCAAGAGTCTTCTGACATCATGACTAAAGAAGCAGGACATCCTGATCTTCTTAGGTATGGCATCCGTACTGCGGATGAACTAGCACAAGCTCGTGCTGTATTGCGCGGACGTGAGGCTATTGGTGCTGGCATGGTTACTCTTGCCGGTTCTCTCTACCTTGGCGGCAACCTTACAGGTAACGGACCACCGGATCAGAAGCTCCGTAAAGCATGGGAGCAGACTGGTAGGTGGCAAGCAAGGTCTATCAAGATTGGTGATAAGTGGGTTAGCTATGAATCCCTAGAACCCTTCAATGCATTCCTTGCAGCTGTTGCTGATATTGGTGATGCACAAGGTGTCATGGGTGAGCAGTTCACTGAGGATCGACTCGGTCAACTTCAGTACCTCATTGCTGCCAACGTCACTAACAAAACTTTCCTGGCTGGTTTGATGCAGCTTGGTGACTTGATGTCTGGTAAAGGACAGTCACCGGGTGCTGTAGCTGCCAACCTTGTTAATAACCAGATTCCTCTGTCTAGTTTGAGGAATGAGATTGGTAAAGCATTCAACCCTGGTATGCGTGAACTAGAAGGATCATTCCAAGAACAGATCCGTAACCGTAACCTTTGGGCTGAATTTATGGTTGGTAAGGATGGACGATTGCCATATCGTTATGACATCTTTACCGGGGAACCCCTCGCTGATTGGGACCCTATGACCAATATGATTAATAGGCTTCTTCCTTTCCGTATGAGTAAGATTGGCTCACAATCTAGAGAAATGATATTCCGTTCTGGTGTCAACCTAAACCAGACATTTACTACTACTCCTGATGGGCTTAGCCTTAAGGAGTACCCAGAAGTTATTTCTCGATTCCAATATCTTATTAGTCAACAGGGCCTAGAGCAACAGTTTGAACAACTCTTTAAAGATCCATCAGTACTGAAATCTATCCTGGATATGGAGAGAGATCATGCTAATGGAATTACTTTGAGCCCTAATGAAACTGCTCATGGTATTCAGATTCAACGCATCTTTAGAACAGCAAAACTCAATGCTTGGGCTGAGCTTCAAGCTGAGGATGCAACTGTTGGTCGTATTGCTGAAGAAGCACACCTCAAGAAACTTGAGACAAGAGCACGTAAAAAGGGTGACACAAACCGTGCTGCAGAGCTTGACCGCCTGCAAAATATTCCTAAGTAACAACTATGGCTTGCAATCCAACTGTACAATATAATGATTTTACAGGTAATGGTTCTACCACCCAATTCACTTTTACCTTCCCATACGACAATACAACTGACGTACATGTACGTTTAGGTACTTATCCTAGTTACACGTATCCTGCATACGGTACTGGTACAACTGAATATCAAGTTGATCCTGCAAACCCTACTCGCGTTGTTTTCGGTACTGCACCTTCTGGTCCAATTCGGATCTTTAGGTGCACTCCTAATAGTACGGTTCCAGCTACTTTTCAAGCTGGTTCATCTATTAGATCTAGTGACCTAAACAATAACTTTAATCAAATTCTATTCATCTCACAGGACGCAAGCATTCGTTCTGTAGATTCACAAGCGGTTGCTGATACTGCTTATACGCAATCTAATACTGCTATTACTACAGCAAACACTGCACTTACTACTGCAAACTCTGCTGTAACCACAGCCAACACAGCTTCTTCTACAGCTAATGCTGCACAGACTGCTGTTGCTAATGCTGTCCTGTACACACCTGTAGCTAACGTTGCTGCAATACCTGGCAGCCCTTCTAATGACGATTATGTTGAGGTTCAGGACTCTACGGGTATCCAAAGCTTCTCGCCTCTTAGCGGACTTCCTTCTGGATTTGTAGGAGCTTCTGGTCTTACTGCAAGGCTTAGGTATAGCTCATCAGGTTCTTCATGGGTATGGCAGAGTTACTTTGCTAATGATCCAGAAGATAGATACTTCCCTGCATCTTCAGGTACCACTAATACAAGTAACATTGCTACCAATACCAGTAACATTGCTACCAAGATGCCACTTGCTGGTGGGACCTTCACAGGTCTAATCACACTTTCTGGTGCACCTACATCGAGCCTTCATGCTGCAACTAAGGCTTATGTAGACAGTTCTTCTGGTAATGCACTGCCACTTTCCGGCGGTACAATGACGGGTGCAATCACTTTGTCTGGCGCACCTACAGCAAATTTGCACGCCTCGACAAAACAATATGTTGACGATAACAAAGTTATAGCTATCGATGCAGGAAACTTTGATAACGGCTCTTCTACTATCTCTTCTACTTTGACTATTGACGGAGGATCATTCTAATGCCAACACCTTCTTCTCGTACTCCGGTGCGCATTGCACGTGGTACGTATTCTAATTTGAACTCTTCCGTATCTGATATTCAAGAGGGAGAGATCGTTTATGCAACTGACCAAGACAAACTGTATGTCAAGGAAGGTTCTAGCCTTGTCTCAACTGGTGGTGCTGAAACTGATGTTGCTCAAACATTTACTGCAGGGCAACGTGGTGAAGTGACTACACTCACGTCTGGGACTACTGTGACACCCGACCTTAATGACTCTAATAATTTTACGTTGACACTTGGTCACAACTTAACTATCGCTAATCCCTCTAATTGCACTGCTGGTCAATCAGGTTCTATCTTCCTTGTCCAAGATGGTACTGGATCACGTACAGCTGCTTGGGGTTCTTATTGGGACTTTGCAGGAGGTACTGCTCCGACATTAACGACGACGGCTGGTGCTGTTGATCGCGTGGATTACGTCGTCCGCAGTGCTACTTCTATTCACGCAGTTGCAACCCTTGCTTATTCATGAGTGTAATTAGTAATAATCAACTAGCTGGAGCCGCAGGACAAGCCGACTCCGGTCCTTACGAGATTAAAAGGTCGCTTAGGTTCAACGCTGGTGATAGTGCAAACCTGACAAAAACTTTTTCTTCTGGCAATCAAAAGACCTTTACTCTAAGTTTTTGGGTCAAAGGTGCATCCAATGCTCTTTATACTAACCGTCCAATTTTTACTTACGGTAGCAGTACTGCTTCATATTTTGATATCAACATTACCACAGCTGGTGTCTTTCAGTTTTCTGACTACTACACCTACTATATTCAAACATCGGCTAATTTCCGCGATCCCAGTGCTTGGTATCACTTCGTTGTTTCTATTGATACAACACAATCTACAGCAGCTGATCGCGTCAAACTCTATGTAAACGGTGTTGAAACTGCAACAGGTGGCTCTGATCCTACCCAGAATCTTGATTTTGGTATGAATATGAATCAGGTACATGCCATTGGAAGCAGTACTACCGGTACTGGTGGATTTATAGCAGGTTCAGAAATGTATCTTGCCGAATATCATTTTGTCGAAGGTCAGCAACTTGCTGCGGATTCCTTTGGTGAATACGACGACAACAATGTTTGGCAGCCGAAGCGATACTCTGGCTCGTATGGCAGTAATGGTTTTTACCTGAATTTTGAGGACAACAGCAGCGTCTCTGCACTTGGAACAGATAGCAGTGGCAACAATAATGATTGGACGGTCACTAACTTTTCCGTTACAGCAGGTGATACCAACGATAGCCTACTTGATACACCGACAGATTATGAGGCTACTTCAGGTAATCCAGGTGGTAACTACTGCACGTTAAATCCACTTACTGCAACAACTAATTTTGTTCCTACTGATGGTAATTTAAAAGGTACTATGTCTAGCGGTACTGGAGGATGTCTTGGTACTATGGCATTCCCCAAAACCGGCAAATGGTATTTTGAAGTTGTCTTTGATAGCGTACCTGGATACAACCATGTCGGTATAGCTACGGAAAAATCAAATTGCATTGTGTCTAATGCTAATCCTGGCTACGACACAACCAATGAATTTACATATTGGCAAAACGGTAATAAGACTAATAACGTTGCTTACGGTGCTACTTTTGCAGCTAACGATGTTATTGGAATAGCCTTTGACGCTGATGCTGGATCACTTGTCTTTTATAAAAATGGAACAAGTCAAGGTGTGAATGCAACTGGACTGTTTGACACATACTTCCCGTTCATTCCTGGGTATGCTAGTTATACATGCTATGCTAATTTTGGTCAAAGACCGTGGGCGCAAACGCCACCAACAGGTTACAAAGCACTCTGTTCATTCAACTTACCGGATCCACCGATTGTCGATAGTTCGACGGTGTTTGATACAAAGCTCTGGAGTGGAACTGGATCAAGTCAAGATATTACTGGCTACGGCTTTTCTCCTGATTTTGTGTGGGCTAAGCGCAGAAATGCTGCTTCAACAAGCCACCTGCTCTTTGATACCATCCGCACTGCCACAAAAGGATTGCATTCTGACTCATCAGCAGCTGAGTTTACTGACACAGCTACTTTGACTGCTTTTAATAGTGACGGATTCACTCTTGGTGGTCATTCATATTCAAACGCATCTGGCGGCACTTATGTTGGCTGGGCTTGGGATGCTGGATCGTCAAACACCTCAGTTAGTGCTAACAATCTGACTAGCTCCTCTTTTGACCAATCTCAGACGTGGAGCAATTCTTTGTCTTCTGCTGGTGGCTTCTATGCAGGATTCCCAGCTACTTATGCGTTTAGTGCGGCCGGCAGTTACTCGTCTTGTGCTGTCAACGCCACCTCTGGCGATGCAGTAGTGCTCACGTATCCTTCTGCAATTACATTAACATCGCTACGAATTAGACTTTATCCAGGACAAACTCACACCATTACAGTTGCTGGTACAGCTATTAGTGTAGGACCAGTTGGTGGAACTACTAGCTACTTTGAGTGGGTAGATGTTCCTCTCCCTGCAAATGGTATATCTTTAAATGGTTCTTCAGATACTATCAGCGTTGGTGGTACAAACTGGAACTATGTAGGCGGAATTGAAATTAACGGAAAGGAATTAGTAGATCCTGGTTATACACTACCTACTACACCTTCAATCGCGACAACTTACCGCGCCAATCCATCTGCTGGTTTTTCGATCGTTAGTTATACAGGAACGGGCGCAGCTGCAACTGTTGCTCATGGCTTGAATGCTGAACCTGAATTTATTATGTTTAAAAATAGAGACGGTTCAGATTGGTGGTTTGTTTGGCATCATGATTATCCTATTCCATATGCAAATGGTCTGTACTTAAACGATGCTGCAAATGTTCAAAGTGCTAATTCTCTTAATAATACACTACCTTCTAGTAATGTAATTCATCTTGGAAGTGCCGTTGAACTTAACCACTCTGCTGAAGATATAATCGCCTATTGTTGGACTGGTATCGAAGGCTATAGCAAGTTTGGTTCGTACACTGGTGACGGAAACTCTGATGGTCCGTTTGTTTATACTGGATTTAAACCAAAGTGGCTTATGGTAAAAAGAACTGATGCCAGTGGTGAAGGTTGGTTGATCTTTAATGCAAAATCTTCGCCCGATAACGTTGTTCAAGAATGGTTGTACGCTGACAAATCTAATGCCGAAGATAGCGGTACGGCAGTACTTGATTTTTGTTCAAACGGATTCAAGCACCGGTTAGGTGCTGCTGACTCTAACTCTGCTTCTGGTACATACATCTACGCAGCATTTGCTGAGCAACCATTCAAATATACACGCGCACGCTAACTAACAAATAACTATGCTAAAACTTAATGGTAAGACCTTGCAATATGACAAGGCGTTTACACACGAAGGTATCTCGTACCCTGCTAATTGGCTGCGCTTGACCACTATAAAAGAGAAGGAAGCCATTGGTATTAAAGAAGTCGCTGATGACACTAAGTCTTGGGATCAGCGTTTCTACTGGGGTGTTGATAACCCTAAACAACTTGATGACAAAACTGAAGATGGTGTCACCACAACTGGTCTCAAAACCTTGTGGAAGGAAAAGCAAAATGAAATTGCAGCTTCACTTCTAGCTCCATCTGATTGGCGAGTAATTAAAGCTCGTGAAACTGGTAGTCAGGTCAACATTGATTGGTTTAACTACCGTAAAGCAGTACGAGCTGCTTGCAATACTCGTCAAGGTGAAATTGACAAAGCAGCTGATGTACCAGCTTTGATTGAGTTACTGTTCGGAAACCCCACTATTAAAGATTCCGAAGGTAAGGATATCGCTAACCCTGCCATTGCTACGGCATGGCCTACCCCTATTTAATTATGATCGCCCTTATCCGACCTGTTCTTTTCTCGTTCCTCAACTCTGAAAAAGTTAAGCGTCTTATCGTTGATCTTTTGACAAAGCTTGCTGAACAAAGCGACAACACTGTGGATGATGAAGCAGTGAAGTTTATTGAACGTGGATTGTTTGGTGACAAGTAATGGAGTGGGCAAACCCGCCCGAATTCCCCTCTCTAAGCCTTCCTAAGGCCCCTGAACTACCCGTACCAATACTGGAGGTACCGAGGGCAGACGTACCGTCTTATGAGCCTCTTGTAGTACCTCCTAACACGCTTCAACCGCCTCCAGGGATAGAGGGTACAAACTCTGATCCTGCACCTGAAGAATCCAAAACAACTCCACCTAAGTCTCCACCTGTTCCCCCTGCACTTCCACCTGAAGCTCAGATTATCGAGATTCCGTTTACGGATATCGAAGTCCCGATGCCAACTACAACGATCATGACTACAGCTGCTACTACAGCGACTATTTCAGTTGCTGCAACGTTGACAGCTACTTCCGCTTTTAAATGGCTGGTCACGATTATGAAGCCGATACTTAAACAAGCATGGAACAAGCTCCAAAAGAAACAAAACCAAAAAACTTCCTAGCTAAGGTTAAAGAAAATACAGAGGATGAAATCCAAATTCTGGGTACCTTTGTACGTCTTGGTGTCGTCGTGTGGAGTGGTTTTATTATCACTCTTAATTACGTTGACCTCCCTATGATTAAAAAAGGGCAGAGTGGTGGTGACATTACATTTGTAGCATCCGTATTTACTGGTGCCCTTGCAACTTTTGGCTTGACTACATCCAATAATAAAACTGCCCCAAAATCTCCTGATCCTAAAAAGAAAGAAGAATGAAACGTTTTCTTGTATTATTGCTTTTAGCTAGCCCAGCTTCTGCGCAGATCACGCCTAATTTTACGCAAGGATCTATGCAATCTACTACTACTACCACTGTAGATATTACTCGAACTATTGACACTAATGTCTACGGTGGCGATTACTCATCATGGTCTGGAACAAATGTAACACCCAGTGGAGATATCTCAGATCCCGCTACAACCTATTCAGTAACCAATGCCGGAGAGCAATTTCAATTAGAAATTGTAAACAGAGCAGCCGGTCTGATCGAAGACAGTCTAACAACAGAAACCGTAAATCAGGTTACAAATACTACCTCCTTATCGGTCTTCTCACAATAAATCCTGTCTTTGCAAACGAAGATCCAAAGGTTCAGAACACATCTAACCCGGTGGCTGCTGCAACTGGGAATGTAACAAATCAGGCGGTGCAATTCCAAAACAATGGAGCACCGTCTCGTCAATACTTTGGACCTAATAATAGCTGCAATGGAACTACTATGCAGTTCTCACCCTTTTATATGGGTAATGATACTATCCCGTTCGAGCAAAGTGGATATGTACGTAGTAATAACTTTGGCATACAGCTCAATTTTTCTGTACCACTAGATGGAGGAATGGTTGAAACCTGTAAGTCTATAGCTCGTAAGCATGAAGAGAAGATGCGTTTAGACTACGAACTTGTTCGTGCTCTTAAATGCACTGAGCTAATGAAAGCTGGTTTTACGTTTAGACCTGGCAGTCGTGTTGAAGTTCTCTGTCATGACGTCGTACCTATTGTTTCTTTAAACAATGATTGAAGCAGTCGTAACTGCTGTCGTTGCTGCGATAGCAGGTGGGGCAGCATTAAACAATCGAATACACAAAAGAATAGACAATGTTCACGCTCGTATTAGTGGACTAGATCGTCGTATCGATGCAATTGAATTAGGTGTAGCACAAGATTATGTTGCTAAAGCTGACCTAGACACAATGATCAAACGTATGGAGGATCATATGGTACGCATCGAAAATAAACTAGATCAAATAGTTTTACGTAATGGTTAAAAAGAAAGCTACAGAAGACCAATTTAATGAGTTGCATAATCTGGTAACTAAGGAGTTCCTTGCACGTATTAAGACGGGTGAGGCTTCTACAGCAGATCTTAAAGCAGCCTGTGATTGGCTTAAGACAAATGACATTAGTGGTGTTGCATTTGAAGGTAACGCCCTAGATAAACTTGCAAAGGTTATCCCTGAAGTCGATCCTGATCTCGTACAACGGAGGCTCTATGGCAAGAGAACAAATGCCGTATAGAGATCTTAGTAGAACTGCCAAGTTTTATAGAGATAACCCTGATGCCGATGAGAAGCACAAAAAGACATCCCTAGTTGCAGCTAAGAAACCGGCTAGGAAAAAGAAGAATGCCGAGACTAGAGCTTATAGAAGAGCTAATGGTCTTGAAGGTAAAGGTGGACCTGATGTTCATCACACCGCTAATGGCAAACTACAGGTCAAATCTGCTTCTGAAAATCGACGTATCGGATGACTCCCCTACTTCCAACTCCTGATCACTATTTATACAACCTAATAGCCATGACGTCCTCTGAAGCCAAGCGCCTTTGGAGGCGCAGCATAAAGGAACACTTTGACTGCACATGCGTCTATTGCGGAGAAACTTATGACATCAATGAACTTACTCTGGATCATGTCCATCCTCGCTGTTATGGCGGTAAGGATAACAGAAACACAGTTGCAGCCTGTATACGCTGCAATCAGGAAAAAGGAAGTATGTATTGGCGAGAATTTATAACTCGTTATGACAACCCACTAAGAGAACTTATTATTCAAAATTATACCAATGGCTAAAAACCCTGACCTTTATAAAAAACGCTATAAGACACTTAAGGAACATCAGGCTGCAGTAGCTGCACGTAAAGCACTTGAGGGTGGTAAGAACAAAGGTCCAGTAGCTAATGCTGCTGCTTATGGTGAGACTCTTAAAAAGCCAATGGCTAAGACCAAGCCTATCCCGAAACCTGCTAAAGCTAAACCTGCTAAAGCTAAACCTGCTAAAGCTAAACCTGCTAAAGCTAAACCTGCAACTACCAAACCTGCATCTAATAAAGCTGTTGAAGGTGGTTACACCATCAGCGCAAAGAATCGTGTGAAACGTGCCAAAGATGGTATGCCGTACCAAGGTGTATTCCCTGGTACTCCTGAAAAGAAGGGTAATAAAAAACCCTCTCGTAAGGACTTCCCAGCTGGTCGTGCCGGTGCTTCTAAATATGCAGCAGCACTAAGGACTTACAACAAAAAGACTGAAGCTCCAAAGACTAAACCTAAGCGGAAGTACAACCGCCGGGGTCGCGCTATCTGACCCATCCACTAACGAATAAATACACCGCCCCCGCAAGGGGGCTTTTTTTATGCCCGTACATATTCTCAAGCAAGCTGTAAAGCTGCTTGGCAAGAATGCTGACGAGGTTGTACAAGGACCGCTCCTTCCTAAAACTGGTAAGTACTTTGCTAAGCCTCCTAAGGTTCAACAATTTAAAGGAGGTAAGGCTACTAAGCGTCTAGTCAACGATCCCGTACAGCATCAAGCTAACTCAATTGAATACCTTTCCAGTAAAGGTGATCGTAAAGCTGGTGAAGTCAACTTTATTGACGAGCAAGGTAATACCTCTTACCTCAATAAATCAGGTGACAATCTCCAGTACACTAACTTAAACACTAAGAAGAAAAACAACAGCAAGCTCGCTAGTCGTCGTGCAAGTGATGCTGAGGATCAAACCCTTATACCCGATGCTGACTTCTACAAAGGTACGCCTGTAGGTAAGGAAGCACATCACATTGCCGGTCTTGATCAATTTGGTTGGGTCTATGACGGTCTTAACCGTGGAGACAAGATGGCATTAACTGCACTCCTTGAACAGAATGGTATTCCTACCGGTAACAACCCATTTAACCGTGCTGACCTGTCCCCTAAGGTACATAAAGAACTCCATAGCTGGATGACTGCTAAAGGTATGACTGGTCGAAAAAAGAATGCCCTTGGCAAAATGCCCCTTGAAGATCGTATGGAATACGTACAACAAGTTATCAAAGAATATCGTGAATCTTTGAAAAAACTATATGAACTACAGATGGCAGAAAAACATGGTGAGGTTTGGATGTCTCATAGTCAATTCGGTAAAAGCGTAGACCGTGTAACACGCCCCGAAGTGGCTGCTTATGAGTGATCTTAATCTCTTACAAAGCGACTTTAAGTTATTCCTGCAAGCACTCTGGCGTCAATTAGATCTTCCTTCACCTACACGTGCTCAGTACGCTATTGCTGACTATATTCAACATGGTCCTAAGCGTTTACAGATTCAAGCATTCCGTGGTGTAGGTAAATCTTGGATTACTGGTGCTTTTGTTCTTTGGACGTTATTCAATGATCCGGAAAAGAAGATCATGATCATTTCCGCGTCTAAAGAACGTGCAGACAACATGTCTATCTTCTTACAAAAACTGATCATAGAAACACCATGGCTAAAGCATTTGCAACCCAAGTCAGACGATTCCAGATGGGCGCGAATAAGTTTCGACGTAAACTGTTCTCCTCACCAAGCCCCAAGCGTCAAAAGCGTCGGAATCACTGGTCAGCTCACCGGTTCACGCGCCGACTTAATGATCCTGGACGACATCGAAGTTCCAGGAAATTCTATGACAGAACTCATGCGGGAAAAACTCCTGCAGTTATGCACTGAAGCAGAGTCAATCCTTACTCCTAAAAAAGATAGTAGGATTCTCTACCTCGGTACACCACAAACTACATTTACGATCTATAGGAAGCTAGCTGAACGTAACTACAGACCATTTGTATGGCCTTCACGTTACCCACGTGATAAAGCAAACTACGAAGGTCTACTTGCTGAAGCACTGCAAGAAGACATTGATAACGGTGCTAAACCTTGGGATGTAACTGATCCTGATCGTTTTGATAATGATGATCTCCTAGAACGTGAAGCTTCTATGGGTCGTAGCAACTTCATGTTGCAATTCCAACTAGATACAACCCTTAGTGATGCAGAAAAGTTCCCTCTTAAATGTTCCGATCTTGTCATTACTAGCGTCAACCCTACTACTGCTCCCGATGCAGTTGTCTGGTGCTCCGACCCCCAAAACGTTATCAAAGACCTACCCACAGTCGGTCTCCCAGGAGATTATTTTTACTCTCCGATGCAGCTCGTGGGGGAATGGACACCTTACACAGAAACAATATGCTCGGTTGATCCGTCGGGTCGAGGAACGGACGAGACTACCGCAGCATTCATATCTCAGAAAAACGGTTTCCTCTACTTGCATGAAATGCGTGCTTACAGAGACGGGTACAGCGATAACACCTTGCTAGATATTCTCCGTGGCTGTAAGAAGTTCAACGTAACTAAGCTTGTTATTGAAACAAACTTTGGTGATGGTATGGTTCAAGAACTATTCCGTAAACACCTACAGCAAACAAAACAAGCAATAGACATTGAAGAAGTACGCGCTAACGTCCGTAAAGAAGACCGTATTATTGATAGCCTTGAACCTGTCCTTAACCAACACCGTCTAATCGTTGACCGTAAAGTTATTGAATGGGACTTTAAATCTAACCCTGATGAAGCTCCTGAAAATAGACTCATGTACATGCTCTTCTATCAGATGAGTAGAATGTGTCGTGAAAAAGGTGCAGTTAAACATGACGACAGAATTGACTGTCTTGCACAAGGTGTTAAGTACTTCACAGATGCATTAGCAATCTCTGCTTATGAAGCTGTCAAAGATCGTAAGCGTGATGATTGGAATGACATGATGAATGAATGGCTTGATGATCCTGAAGCTGCAGCCTCTCACCTAGCTTTTGGAATGAACTTAGAACAAAGACAAAAAGCTAGAATGTTGGCTGGTAAAAAGGTAGTCCCCACCTGGGTTTAATCCAATGTGGGATGTATACAGGGAGAGGGAAGGGTGGACCCGACCCCTGTAGGAAGGAAGACAGTCATTAACATGACTCCTTCCTTCTTTATTAATATCCTCGTGAATGGATATTCTGTAAGACCTACTAACACCCAACGACATAATCTTTCTTCTTACTGTCTATCTACTGGTTGATCTAATTCAACTCTTATTGTTTATACTTATCAACATATGATTACTAACCACCAAGTAAAGCATATACATTCAACACATGAAGGTGATGATCTCGTAGCTTATATGGCTAGAGTATCTAATCCTAAGAATCAAAATAATTCTGCTACAGCTCCTAAGCTGATTCAATACCTCATTAAACATAAACATTGGTCTCCATTTGAAATGGTGTCTATGTGCGTAGAAATAGAGACTACCCGAAGTGTAGCTGCTCAGATACTACGTCATAGATCCTTCTCTTTTCAAGAGTTCTCTCAACGTTATGCTGAGGTAACAGAAACACCTACTGTTCCTGATCTACGTAGACAAGATACAACAAATAGACAAAACAGTATTGATGATCTGAATGCTTATGATGTACAGCAGTTTCAAATGCAGATTCAACAACATCATGATACGTCTATGTGGTTGTATAAACAAATGATTGCTGCAGGTGTCGCTAAAGAATGTGCTAGAGATGTTCTTCCTCTCTCTTCTAAGACTAAGTTATACATGCATGGTAATTTGAGGTCTTGGTTGACTTACTGTGACCTTAGAACCGCTAATGGGACTCAATTAGAGCATCAAGTTATCGCTGAACAATGTAAAGAGCTTATTTCTTTGTATTTTCCTAAGTGCTTTGCAGCCATGTGGGTGTCCCCTTAGATTTTGACAAAATTGTCTGAGACCTATGTATACGTAGGGGCCATTGCTTTCCCCCCGGGTGGGGGTGCTGGTGAAGCCGTAAAACGGCTCACTAGATATGCAATCTAGCTGCAATCACTAGGGTTCTAGGGAACTACACGGATGCGTGACAGTGACGTGTACGCCATTGAGATTTGTATCGCTGACCATCTGTCCGCCCTTCGATAAGTTATGCTGATAACCATTGGTATGACTGGGATCTGACCACACGATGTGACAGTTTGTTCGGCTGTCCACCATGATTGATCTGATTTGAGCTGCTACCTTCAGACCTCTCCTACTCTTTTAACGTTAGAGTTATCGATCTCTCCTGATAAGGTGAGAGAGATCTCTAACTTAACTAAGAGTTGAGAGACACCGACAACTGAATACAGCTGAGTCACCGATTGAGCACTGTGCCAACTGACGAACTGACTACCATCTCTCGTAACCTATCCACTGTAGTATACAGTGGTTGAACCTGGACAACTGAATAAGCACTCCGTTACGTGGTGACGACCAACCCAGTGGGTTTCTTGGGTGAGGAGTGGTAGACCTGGCCGAGCCACAGGCTTTATTTGCTCATGGCTGCTATGAAGTGTACACTCACGTACACAGCGTGATGCTTGCGATCGAATCGCATTCATTGCATAGCTCTTGTAATGCAAGGGCTTTTTTGTTCACTTGTTTAATTCATTCATGTTCATTCGTGTTGCTCCTCGCACATCTGATTGTGTCGAGGTTATGTATGTCAATCCAATCACTGCTGTGGTTGAGGTTGCGTATGCCAAAGGTAATGTGTACCGATACACTCACGTATCACGGCGTGCCATTGCCAACCTGTTGTTGAATCCCAACATGTCATTAGGTCTGTGGGTTAATGACAACCTGCTTCCATTCAATTGCAAGACTCGATTGATTGGTGAGTGCACTGTTGTGTCTCACTTTGATCAGTTGATGAATCAACAACCAGTTGCTGTTTGAGT